ATGTAATCCCAACAGATTATTATTTTGAAGCTTTTAATACTGCTATAAATGGAGTTGATGCTGAAGAGATTAACTTTGAAAATGCTGATGAGTGGATTAACTCAGATAATGTTATCTTAGCTAAAGCAGAAAGTGAAAGATTTTCTGAATGGTTTGATAGAAACCATTATGAAAAAATGGTTTACAATTCTGAAACTAGGAAGTATGAGAAGCAATTCTTTAGAACTAAAGTTTGGAGTGTATCTAGACCTAGTAATCCAAAGTATTATAAGAAAACAGAATTAATTGACCCTACTACTAAAGAAAAATTACAAGTATCTGGTGTTCCAGTTTCTAGATATACTATATCTAAAATTAAAGATCAGTATAGAACAGGTTATGATCCCAAAACTAAAAAAGTAAATTTACAAGTAGGAGTACATATAAATAATAAGGGAGAGTTTTTACCAAGGGAGTATAATACTAGTTTACCAAATTCAGCTTATGATCAGAAGTATATTAATCAACAGTATTATAAACTTAAAGGTACTAACAATGCTGTGTTTAAGTTACTTGAGCAAACTAAAAAAGAATTTTTAGATATTCAAGATGGTTCTGGAGAGTATGAAAAATTATATTTAGATCTTCCAAGATTTAGAAAAAGAACTAATCTAGAAAGAGGCCAGTCTGGAGATATATCTAGAAAAGGAGAATCTATTAAAGGTACATTTAAAGATATTAGAGCTTCATTCAGAGCTGCAGCAGATGATCAAGATAAAGGTTTTAATGCTGAGATTGATCCAGCATTTGTACCAACAGATATGGATGGTAATCCTATATCAAGAGTTCCTGTACGTGGTTTATTTGCTTTAGATGTATCAGAAACTTCTTCTGATGTATTAAGAGCTCTAGGTGAATATATGTTCTCCATGAATAAAACAAAACAGTTAAAAAAAGATGAGCCATTACTTCTAGCTTTAAGAAATGTATTATCTGATCCTAAAAATGCTGCAAAGAATATTAATCAAGCAAGTTCTACATTAAGAAATGCTGGATTAGGTCCAATGAGACTAATTGCTAAATCTGAAAATAGAAGATTAAAACTACTTAATGAGATAATTGAAAGAGAAGTTTACGGTCAAGTAACTGATGAATTTCAAGAAAACTTTAAGGGTATTACTAAACTTAGTGAAAAGTTAATGGGAGCTGCAAGTTTATCTTTTTATGCTTTAGATATACAGTCTGCATTAAAAAACAGATTTGGTATGACTGTTCAGAAAATGATTCTTGCATCTGGTGGTAAGTTTATTAATACTAGATCATTAATCTCTGGTAAAATCAAAGCTGTAAAAGCTATGACAGAATTAACTACTTCTGGTGTATATGAAAGGGGAGCTAAAAGTTTCAATATGCAAATGATGGATGCATTTGATTTGATTCCTGGTAGAGCTGAAACTGATTTTGCAAAATCTCTTACAAGAACTATTCTTTCAGATGCTTCTAATGCTACTTTCTTATATGATTTTAGAAAATGGGTAGCAAATGAAGCAGCACTAGAGTTAGGATACGGTATGTTAGACTATCAAATGATAGAACAAAAGTTACCTAATGGTAAATCTAGAATGATTCAGTATTCAGATGCATTTGAAATTGGCCCAGATAAACTATTAAGACTTAAGGCAGGTATTAATCCTGAATGGGGAATGTCCCAAGTTAAACATACTTATTCAGATGGAGAAACTTATGAAGATCTAGCTAAACTATATAACACTACTGTAGAAGATTTAAAAGCTTATAATAAAGTAGATAACTTAGCAGAGATTGATCCTGGAACAGAGTTAATTATTTCTAATGCAAAAGAATTTAAAGGCATGCGTAGGAAATTAGCTGGTACTAATAAAAAATTAAATGGATATGTAGCAAGTATTGATAATCCAGCATTAAGTAAAAACTTATTATATAAACTATTTACTTATTCTCGTAACTATGCTACTGGTATGTTTATGAGAAGATTCCAATTTGATACAGCTAAAGATAATTTCTTTGGAGAGGTTTATGATTGGGATTTAGATACTACATCAAGAGGTTACTACGTTACAGGTCTAGCTGCACTTATAAATTTAATTAGAGATTTTAAAAAATATAAAGGTATAATGAAACCTGATGAGGTAGCTGCTATTAAACAAATGATTTTTGAATTTGCTTATATCTATTTAATGTATGCTGCTATTTCTATTATTTTTGGTTATGATCCGGGTGATGAAGATAGATTCAATAAATTAAAAGCTAGAGAAGAAGAATATGGTAATCTTGGATACATGGCTAATCAACTATTATATCAATTAATCATGGTTAAAAGAGAGAATGAAACTTTTATTCCTATATCAGGTTTAGGTTATGATGATTACGTTAACTATTTAGGTACATCTACTATAGCTTTAGGACCAACTTTAAAATTGTATGATAAATTAGCAACAGATTTATATGGCGCTCTTACTGGAAGTGAAAAAGCATTTTATAAACAAGATGTTGGACCATATAGATGGCAGAAAAAAGGATCAGCTAAAGTATGGAATGATATAGGAGCTGTATTTGGTATTAAAGGTAAAAATGTATCTCCTATTTGGGCAATTAAGAAAGCAGAGCAAGCTGAAAACCTTAAATAAAAAAAAAGGGGAAAGTCCTAAGACTCTCCCCCTTCAATTTTAATAAACTTGTTTAAATCTGGTCTAAAATAACCAGGACCTTTTAATATCTTGTTGTCATCTCTTAAAATGGGTTTACCATCTTCACCAAGTTTGCTCATGTTACTTGCATGTATCTCATCAAACACATCCTCTATGACATATTGCATGCCATGTTTAAGTATTGTACCACATAAGATATATAACTGGTCACCAAGAGCATCAGCAATTTCTACTAGTGAGTTAGCCTCACATGCTTCCTGATACTCATAGTTCTCTTCAGCCATCAATCTGTATCTGAGTTCATACTCTTCTTTAGTAAGTGGTTGTGGCCATTTACCATTTTCTTGTCCAAATGCTGTGTGGAATTCTGCTACTTTATTTAATTGTTTTAACATAACTTAATTTATATTTATTTGTAAATCTACCTTTTCTTTTTATATTTCTGTAAAAAGCACTTGTTGAAATATTCAGTTTTTTTATGCAATCACTAACACTTTCATACAGAACACCTGTTAACTCATCTTTTATTTTTTTATTCTTTAGTCCTAACTTTAACCATTCTTTTAGAGCTTTATCTACAGAAGCCCTGCCCTCTTTAGAAAATGTAATAGATTTACCTTTTTTTATATGTGACAGTTTTTGTTTAGTAACATCTGTATGTTTTTTTCCAGTACAAGTGTTTCTTAATTTTTCTAAAGTTTTTTTAGATTTTTTATGACCAATCATTCTAAGAGAACAATTTTTTTTAAACTCATTAGTGCGCTTAATGCCTTTTAACTTTTGTGACATTCTTAACTTTGTTTCTTCTGAATGTCTATAGTTGCCATTAGGATGTGTAGGTTTAATATTATATCCAAATTTATGATTATGGGTATTTAATAAATTACACCAATAGTTTTCTTCTGAGTACAAATGCTCTTCTTCACATATAAGTAATATTTGAAATTGAAAATTATCAATACCATATTTATTATAAGCACTTTGTAAATGTCTATTATCATGCGTATTATTCTTTAGATGAAACTTATGTTGTGAAAGTCTCCTGACTATATTAATACTCTGACCTACTAAGATTTTATTATCTTTTACAGATTTTATTGTATATATGCCTATTACCATGCAACAAATATACAATAATTTTTTAACTTCTCCACTGCTTTTAATTGTTTTTTCATAATACAAAGTTAAAAAAAAGGGGCACAGCAAAATGCCATACCCCCTCTTTGTTTGTTTTATTAACCATTAAAACATTTCTTAAAATTCAAATTGTAATTCTTCATCCTCATCATCTGCAATACTTAAATCAAAGTCAAAGTCATCTTCTGGTTCTGATTCATATGCAGCAAATGGTGTAACTATAGGAGCTTCAAAAGTATTACCCACAGGATCAGTATAAGTAATAACTTCATCTATCGTAATATTGCGATCAAGTTCTTCTACCTCTAATACACTTTCCTCAGCTTCTATTCTATCAAGTTCAGTTAGAATATTTAATTGATTCTCTGGTTGACCATAATTTGTTGTTAATGAATCTACTACAGCTTCAACTTGGGGGGTGACTTGAGGGGTGACTTGGGGGGTACTAAAGTTATTAACAGTTGATATAAAATAATGTAACACACGTTGATCTTCCATCCATGTTTTAGGATGAGAATGTTGTAGTGCAATAGTTACATAATTATAAAATGCCCATAGACTATTAGTGTCCTCAAACACATGACTAGGTCTTTCCATTTGATTTCTAATCATACTAGCTTGCTCAGTAGTAAGAATCTTATACTCAGCAAATAAGATACCTAATAACTGAGATTGTTTTCTCTTAGTCATAGATATAACTTTCATAGCTTCCTTATCAGATACTAACTGATTATAATACATAGTAGCATCAGCAATCTGATCCTTAATAGTCTGTATTGTTTCTGCATCTGCTGTACCAGTATGCTTTCTGGCCCAGCTTCCCATGTCTCCACATACCATCACGGTTCCTATTTGGTTCACATATGCACCAACACCACACTTAAATCTTACTTGTTTGTTATAACTGTTTGTCCAAGCAAACATCATAGATAATTCTGGGTCACTATTATAGTTCAATCTATAAATACCCTGAGCAATCTGACCATCTGCAGTTGCTCTATACTCTTCTGTTGTAATCCCAAAACCTGCATTAGCAAGTTCTGTGAATACATAATCCATTACTGACTCATGGCTGATAACTGTGTAGCTATCACCATGAACCGGTAAATCAATACTAATCAAATGTGCTTTTGTGCAATCTTGAATTTTCTTTGGCATCTTAAAATAAACTTAATTGATGATTAATAGGCTCTAAAGACCTTATTTCTTTATAAATGTTCTCTAGATAATATTTAAAGTTAATATCATACTCAGAGAACTCTTTTTCTTCGTAGTCAATCATAGTAGTTTGCATCCACTTCCCAGCCTCTACCTGGATTTCTCTCCCGTCAGTATTATTTTTCTTGATAATCTTTGACCCGGAATTGGAAACAAAATATCTTATTGTATGTTGTAAAGGTTTAATAGTATGTTCTCCATCAGCAATTGCATGCTCATAGAACTCCCAATCTCCTTTAATCTTTACACCACCGCAATAATCAAATATGTTTTGGTTCTGTGCTAAATAGTCTTCAGGTTTAATCCCGTCAACAAAATAAGCTTGGATAGCTTTAGGTATAATCAAGAAACTCTTATTCTTATGAAGAGCTAAATCCTTATACTCAAATCTACCTTTACTCTTAGCTTTACCATTTTCTGTAATAGCAATGTAATTATTTACATCACCCAGAATTATCTTACTATAAGTATCATGTTCTAACTGTAGCATGGTTCTCTTCTCCCATCTTGCACAGATATCCATATATCTATCAACATACTCCCGCGGGATCATAGTCTCTAGACCATCTGTATTCTGCATTAGTGGAATAGCATTTGGAATCTCTTCACAGATCATCTCATACAACATAGTCAGACTTAACTGACCATTAATAGTAATCCTCATAGTAAACTCAGGATCATACAGGAAGCTATTCTCATCATTACTCAACCCATAGGTTGAGTTTAGGATAATCTTGTATACATAGTTCTTAGGATCAGACTTAGGTATCTTCTTTCTTTCTTCAAAGAACCACTCATAAAGATCACAGAATTCTTCCTTAGGTAAGTGTGCCGGAGACCATCCATTTCTAATAGCTAGATTAGGATAAAAACTGGTAACATCACTTGTCATGATAACCATATCTTCCGCAGATTCATATACCTTAGCAGACCTAGCACCATGTATACCACCTAGACCATAATCAGTCTTCACTCCTTTGTACTGTATAGAGTACTTAAAGCCTCCTTTAGTTTGACCAGGATAGATGACTACATCTTGAAACTTCTGTAATAGATTCTCAAATGTAGCTGTCTTGAATTGAATATAAGGTAGGATAATATCTTTAACTACTATCTTCTTCCTGTGTGTTCTCATTTGCTTTAAGTCCCACTTCTTAATCCCAGTGTGACCACTTAAGAAATGCAAGAATAACTCTTTAGAAATCCGTGGCTCAGATGCAGAGAACAAATTAATATTATACTCTTC